GTGGTTTATTATTGGGTATCTCCTCGCTCTGCTTACCACCTCTCCTATGAAATAGAAGTTCATGCTGCAGTTACCTATGGAAAGTATCTTGCGATGAACGGACCAGATGAAAGGATCCTTGAGATCTTGAATGATGAACTACACCACTCAAAAGAATTGCAAGATGCAATGGAGATGATCAATGGCTCATCGATTTGAACAGATTCAACCTCCACATTGTTATACAAAACAGGAGGTTGATAACTTAATCAAAGATGCGATTGATGAGGCAATGCGGAAACACAACCGCAATGCCTCTTTGATTAGTATGACTCTTGGAATTTTATTCCTTGCTGCATTTACTGATGGATTTCTCAGAGCCATTGGAGTTATCCCACCGTTCATGAACATTGACATCAATCTTATGAATCAAGTCATTGATGCAGTCACTGACAAAGTTGCAAACAAATTATGAGTTACGACCTGATTAAACCAAGTGATCCTCAGTATTTCACTCAGACATCTGATGATCCATATGATCGTCACAAATACAAAGTCATCTCAAAGACTGGAGATGAAGTTACCGTCGATGATTGGGAGTCAGCTCAACTCATCTGGTGGAACAGCAAGTCCTTTCTATCACACATCGAAGTCATATGAGTTGTCCATACTGCGGGAGAGACGATACTCCTTGTGCAGAAGTCAATAGTCTTGCTAGTGCATGGGCAAGACAAGCGTGTAAATACAAGTACGAAAAATCTAGGAAAGAGGAATGAAATTCATTGTTTATTCGAAGGACGGATGTCCTTATTGCACTAAAGTAAGTCAGGTTCTGCAACTTGCGGAACAGAAACATGTGGTCAATAAACTGGGGGTTGACTTTACCCCAGAAGAGTTTTACTCTAAGTTTGGTAAAGGCTCTACATTCCCTCAAATTATCGTTGATGATAAATCAATTGGAGGGTGTATGGACACCGTATCGTTTCTCAGGGAGAAAAATCTAATCTAATGGAAGATTTAGACGCAGTTGTAGAATCCGCTATCGATTATGTTTTCACAAAGAGAAAGTATGTTTTTGACTTCGACCACTATCTTCGGTCTGCGAAAATCACTGGACCTGAAATCAAACGATTCATAGAAAGTTCGACAGCTGCAAACCTGTCATTCATGGTTGATGATTTAGATTTGTACTTAGAGGGTGGGAGTGATAATCTCCACAAACAACTCCGCGAAGCCTATGGTTACATTCCTAAACCAGAGGCAAGAAAGATTAGAAATTATTTGTATAAAATTCTTGAAGATGCCTGGAATTACGAGAAGACCCGTAGACGAGGAAGACGCCCCAAAGCTAAGAATAAATAAAGGTGTTGAACTAATGTTAAGGAAGGAGGATCCCCCGACACCAAAAGAGACCAAACTTAATCTGGGAGAAATAAAAATGTTAGCACTCACCTTAACTTTGAGCACACTCATTTCCGTGCTTTTCCTTGCTGTTGGTGGTATAATTGGATGGTTGTATAAAGATCACATCCAAAAGACTACCCCACTTCCATTACATCCTGAGATGTTTGATGAACAAGGTAACGTAATCCCAGATGAGATCATCACTTTTCGTGTTGAGAACTCCGACTTTCTTTATTCCGATCTAGATGACGACTACGAAGAAGATTAATTATGCCCATGACTGACACACATCCTGAACTTGGTGAATCGAGACTCCCAAGTAATCCTCTGTTGAGTGAGGTCCTTGCAAAGGTCTCCAAACAGAGAACTAAAGCCAAAAAGATTCAAGTTCTGAAGGAGAATGAGTCCTTGCATCTCAAGGCTATTCTGATTTGGAACTTTGATGATACTGTTGTATCTGTTCTGCCTGAAGGGGAAGTTCCTTACAATAAGAATGAGGCACCCGCAGGTACTGAACATACCTACCTTGCACATGAGTGGAAAGTTCTTTACAACTTTGTGAAAGGTGGTAATGACTCCCTTCGTACAGTCAAGAGAGAACAACTGTTCCTTCAACTTCTTGAAGGACTTCATCCAGATGAATCCGATATTATTTGTCTGGTGAAAGATAAGAATCTGACAGAAAAATATAAACTCACACGACCAGTTGTAGAAGAAGCATTCCCAGACATTGAATGGGGTAACCGAGGAGGTTGAACATGACTCAAAAAGTCCAAACAACAGAAGAAGTAATGCAGGAAAATTACTGGACTCCTTCGGATAAGAAGGACCACAAAACAATTTACTCTACAGAACTTCTTGTTGAAAATTGTAATGAGATGGACGCTACTAATCCATCAAATCCAACTGATGCATATCTGATTACCTACCGTAGTCCTGACGGAGACATCCGAAGAGACTTGGTGCGAACAGCAAAACGTTCTAGGTTGTTTGATATGTACTATGATAAGTTTGGACCAAATACTGTGATCTCCATTGACTTTGGTCCTGGAACTATCAATCCCAAACTGTGGAACTTACCTAAACCTGAAGCTAAGAAGAAGAGGGAACGATGAGTATTGGTTTTGGTTTTGATGGTAATGAAAAGAAGAAGGGTATTCGCCTCAACATGGAGGAGGTGAATAAACTCACCAAAGAATACAAAAGACTCAAGAAGTATATGAAAACAAACTTCTATGAGATTCAGAGTATCAATGGTAGTGAAAAAATTATTTCTGAACTTTTGAATAATTATGGAGACAACGATGGACAAGGAGAAACTGAAACTGATCGTCCGTAATCTGGAATCTCTGGTAGAATGTTTGAAGTCTGAGGTTTACTCTGATGTAACTTCATACAAATACGAAGAGATCGCACCACACATTACTGACTACGACGAAATTTTTGAGGATGATGATGGCTACCCCGACTAATGTGAAACTTGTAAGTGTCACTCCTGACGCTGAACAAACGATGGCGTACATTGCTCGTGTGAGTAATCCTGCCAATCAGGACAATGAAAAGTATGCAGGACTGTTGAAGTATTGCATCAAACATAATCATTGGTCTGTGTTTGAACAGTCCACGATGACTCTGGAGATCGAGACCACAAGAGCTATCGCGGCCCAAATTTTGCGCCACCGCTCATTTACATATCAAGAGTTTTCGCAACGGTATGCAGACTCTTCTCTACTTGGTAATCAGATCCCTCTGCCTGAACTGCGTCGTCAGGATGAGAAGAATCGTCAGAACAGTATTGATGATCTGGATCCCTTTGAGGTTCAGATTCTAGAGAAACAGATGCAGACTCTGTTTGACTCCTCTATGGCTCTGTACCAACAGATGTTGAAACGAGGTGTCGCAAAGGAGTGTGCTCGTAATGTTTTGCCTCTCTGCACGCCCACCAGAATCTACATGACGGGTTCTTGCCGTTCTTGGATTCACTACATCACTCTGCGTTCTGCACACGGAACTCAGAAGGAACACATGCAAGTTGCGGAGAATGCTAAGAAAGTATTCATCGAACAGTTCCCTACTGTCTCCGAAGCCCTTGAGTGGGTCTAAATAAAACTACGTAAGATCCAAGACATGGCAACATACCCTGTAATTAATAAAGAGACTGGTGAACAAAAATCAATCTCACTGAGTGTTCATGAATGGGATGATTGGTGTAAAGATAATCCAGACTGGCAGAGAGACTGGTCGGATCCCACAACCGCACCTGGATGTGCAGAGATAGGTGAATGGCGAGACAAACTCATCGCTAGAAACCCAGGATGGAATGATGTACTTCATAAAGCATCCAAAGCACCAGGAGCCCGCGTTACCAAAATCAATCACTAATGGCAAGAAAAGGAAACTCACCTATCGGCGTCGGAATGACTGCGAAACAAATGAAGAGGAAGAAACCGATCAACACTGATCTGTTGACAAAAATTGAACCGATCACGGACAATCAGAAAGTTCTCTTTGATTCATACAAAGAGGGTAAGAATATTTTTGCATACGGTGCAGCTGGAACGGGTAAGACGTTCGTTGCATTGTACCTCGCATTGAGAGACGTGCTTGATCAGTACACTCCTTACGACAAAGTGTATGTGGTTCGTTCTCTTGTTTCGACACGGGA